GGTTTGGGAGAAGCCAGATTCTCTGGTCGTTTGTTAAACACGAATATTTTTAAAAGCTCTGGAAAATATATCCCAACACCAGGGACAAAAAAGATAAGGGTCATTGCCTCTGGTGGCGGTGGCGGCGGCGGTGGGGTTCCTGAAACAACAGAAAATCAGCAGGCAACAGCCGGAGCTGGATTGAGCGGCGCATTTATTGAAGCATTTTTCGAGGTTGATAATGATTTCGAAGTCAACGTTATTATCGGTGCTGCAGGTAAAGGTGGGGGAGCCGGAAGAAATTCAGGTAGTGAAGGTGGCACAACTTATTTCGGTTCCATGATAACTGCACCTGGTGGTACAGGCGGTGGCGCGGGGGGAGCATCTGCAAACACATCATATATTCAGGGTATTTCATGGGGTGCCAGTCCGACATCGTCCTGTACTGTACTAAGAGCATTTCGCTGTAGTGCAAAAACACCAGGAGCAATGGTTATCTCTGTTAAAGCTGTAGCAGGTGGTACCGGGGGGGATACACCATTAGGTTCAGGCGGTATAGGTGGTGCAAGTTCTTCATCATTCAGCGGACGTGGTGGTGGTAAAGCTGAGGGCTTTGGTGCTGGCGGAGGCGGAGCCTGCGCACCTGCTGGAAGTGAGGCTCAATCGGGAGGTGACGGTGCCCCGGGAATAGTTATTGTTGAGGAGTATGCCTGATGAGTAATTTTGCTCTGATTGAACATGGCGTGGTGAAAAATATTATTATCTGGGATGGAGAGGGTGATTTATTCTCTAATTGCGAAATTATAAATATTGATCATATAGATGCAGGCGTCGGTTGGTTCTATTCTGACGGAGAGTTTATAGCACCACCGGAACCGGAAATGACTGAATATGATGTTGGTAATATCGACGCGGTGATGGAAGCAGATACCAGCACCGCGCCGGGGGTTATCTGGCCAGTTCCACCTGAGATGGTTTAATCTCAATCAGAATGGGTTCGCCCTTCTCGTTAACAGATATTTCCATTCCTTCAGGGATTTCAGATGCAGTAAAAAACCAGTTATCTTCTGGTAATTCCACAGCCCCGGTCACGTCATGAAGACCGGGGATTACTTCAGTCAAAGTAACAGGATTAAACAGGCGCACAATAAACTCTCCAGGAAAAAGCACTTGTTGATGGTCTTCCGTCGTACATCTGGCAGCGGACATAAAAACCTGTATTACTGACCTGGTCATCCACGATCATTGAAACGTGAACGTTATTAGGTGTGGCCTCGTAATCTGTTCTTATTCTTTCCGCTATGCTGATAAAACGTGAAAGCTTAGGTAGTGCAATTGGATAAACGACTTTAGCCAGCCCATTATCATTGGAACCACCAGTTCCAAATACTTCTATTGCACCATCTGACCAGCGTATCCATGCACCATTGACATTAGCTCCTCGCTGAATGACATATCTGGCTTCTCCCAAACCAAGGTATGCGAGAAGACCAGCTACATCCTTTCCACTCAAATTAGTCAGCGTATTGTCCAGCGGTTGTTTACCTGCCAGCGCATTAAGCATTGTCGTGGCAAAGTTCGGGTCATTCCCCAGCGCCGCTGCCAGTTCGTTCAATGTATCCAGTGCCGCAGGTGCAGACCCCACCATTGCTGCAATCGCCGATTTCACAAAAGCTGTAGTGGCAATCTGTGTATTGTTGACCGACTGTGCCGCAGTAGGTGCTGTTGGCGTTCCGGTGAGTGCAGGACTCGACAGCGGCGCTTTTTGTGCCAGCGCATTGTTAATGGTGGTACTGAATTTCGGATCATTGTTAATGGCTGCGGCTATTTCTTTCAGTGTGTCCAGTGTGGCTGGCGCACCATTAATAAGGGCTGTCAGTGCCGCCTGAACAAACGCGGTGGTCGCAAGCTGCGTAGTATTATTCCCCGCCGCTGGCGTTGGCGCTTTTGGTGTCCCGGTAAACGCCGGACTTTCTTTCTGTGCATACTGTGAATGCGGGTCCGGTGCAGCAAGATGTTTTGCCATCAGGTCATCCACGTACACCTTCAGCTCCAGTGCCTTGTCATCCACATACTTGCGGGTTGCCAGCACTACAGCAGGGTCGATTTTCAGGGTGATATTGTCCGTACTGCTGGTAATCAGCACCATGCGCACGGTCTGGGTGCGCCCGCTGCCTTCAGCCAGTTGCGGCTTATAGCTTTCCGGGCAGTTGCCCACGGCAATCAATGCCCCGGATTCATCAAACAGGCCCACTTCACGTATCCACCAACCGCCCTCGTTTTCAGGGATCACCTGTTCAGCAATAATCTGGCTGCTGTTCTGCGGTTCGATATAGAGCATATTCAGCGCAGCCCGGCGTTTCTCATTTACCAATGCTGTCTGCTTTGCGTCCGGCGTTGGCAATGTTCCGCCGCCATCGCCGACCGCCATATGGGTAATTTTTAAAGGCACACCGAGCGCGGCGGCGCTGGCAAGTTTCGCCGCGCCAATATCCGTCAGCAGGGTATAAAATTTTGTGCTCATGGATTCACTCTCATTGTGTCAATAACATGGACCGCCCCGCCTTCATGCGCGGTGCCGCCGGAAATAATTGTTTCGTTGATATACGGATAGATCGTGATTTCTTCGCCAAGATAGCTGGCGGCCCCCACCCAATGCGGACCGCTGGTCTGCAGATTGATGGACATGCCGATCATGTGACGGCTACATGGTTTGGCATCGCTTATCAGCCGCTCAAGTTCCAGATAGGTATCTTCAGTGATGCCCTGGTCCTGCACGCCGATATCCAGGCGAAACGTGCCCGGTGTTTCCCCGGTCTGCCACCACTCAATAATGCGGATCAGGAATCCGAACGGTTCCACCACCCGCCGCACGGCACTGGTGGTTCCTTTATGCTGATGAATATAAAAAGCATCCTTCACTACCTGGCGTTTGACGCTTTCTGTCCAGCCCTCGTCCCAGCGATCCACAGAGAACGCCCAAGCGAGATAAGGCAGGAAGCTGACCGGACAGGTAGCCGGATTCCACAAGTCACGCAGCGGCACCTGCAGATCAGAAATCCCGCTACAGGTTTGCGCCAGTCGGCGCTCCAGTGAAGTTGAACCCGGTGGCAGCAGACTATTCATCCGTTCCTCCGTTGGTTACGCTCCACTGCGTACATGATGCCGCCTGTGTTTTGTTCAGGACCACATCCGCCAGCGGAGAAGCCAGTTCCACACGTTGAACACCCTCAACATGCAGAGCAGCAAAGATGGCGCTACGGCGAATATCCCGACCAAGCCTCGTCTGGCTGGCAATGTACTTCTGCAGACTGGCTTTTGCCGCTGCCATTACCGGCTCTGCTTCCGGTCCCGGATAGAGAAAAATGGTGGCTTCCACGCGATACGGGATGATTTCTGCGCTGCGAACCGTAAGACGGTCAGCCACCGGGCGGACGTTCTCACTGTTCAGAGCTTTTTCCACCACGTCCAGCAGGTCTTTTTCTGCAGTTCCATCGCCTTCGCGGCTAAGGACAGTCAGCACCACCTCTGCAGGTGCCGGGCTGGTTGCACTGGCATCCGCCACCCGACCGTCGGCGCTTCGGGCATGAAATTCATAAGCTGCAGTTGGCCCCGCAACTGAAAGCCCTTCAAAGGCTGCAGGCACACGCAGGCGTAACGCTTCATCACTTTCCATCACAGCCGCAACGGGCGGCACAGCATCATTATCAGCAGGCGTCACCGTCAGGCGTTTCACGTTGTAGTTGGCAGCGAGCTGGTCAAGATCGCCGCCCATCGCGTAAGCCACCATCACCGCCTGCGCGGCTTCGTTAATGCGCTGGCGCAGAAGCAACTCACGGTAAGCGTTCTCCTGCAACAATTTGGTGACGGGTTCAGATTCCAGTTCCAGCGTACGGATCACGGCTTCCTGTTCATCTTTAGGATGAAGCGCCACAAATTCAGCCTTGCGTTCGGCAAGCAGCGTCTCAAAGTCCGGCACATCCACAATCTGCGGTGCAGGCAACTGCGAAAGGTCAATCACTGCCATTCTCTGCTCCTGTTGATACGGAAAGGGACACAGGCACACCGTTATTCCGCCGCCCGGTCAGCTCCACCACCATAGAACCGTCAAAGTTGCTGTTGATGGTGATGGAATCCAGCATCAGCCGTGGCTCCCAGCGACTCAGCGCCACATACACTGCCGACATGACCTGCAGGCGTAACGCCGGATTTTGTGGCTGGTCTATCAGTGCCGACAGCAGGGAACCATATTCCCGACGGGCAATGCGGCTACCCTGCGGCGTCAGCAGAATGTCCCGCACCGACTGGCGCAGATGGTCAATATCAGTAATGACTTTGCCGCTGGTATTGTTCATCCCGCTATAAAGCGTCATACCGGGCCTCCGGTTGTATCGCCGCCTTTCAGGACGCCAGTATGCTGATGTGCATCAACCACAATTCCGTTAGAACTCATTGCACCGCCGCCCTGGATAACGCCACCATTGATCACTACTTCGCTGTTAATACGCGTGCGGTCAGCCTCCAGCACAAACTCACTGGTTTTCAGGGTGATGTTGTCGGCAGCCTCAATGACCATGGATTTGATGCCCCTGACATACCAGCGCCCGGTGGCGGGTTCGTATTCAAACCAGCCACCGTCAGGATGTTCTGTCACGCAGGCGTCCGCCGACGTCGAAGGTGGCGCGAACTGATTCGAATAGACAGCGGGCAACGCAAAGGCAGTTTCCAGATTGCCTCCCAGACTCAGCACCACCACCTGCTCACCTTCCGATGGTCGCCACCATGTGCGGGCATTCCCGGCACGCAGCGTCAGCCAGCTGATCCAGTTGGTTTCAAGCTCGCCCGTTTTCACCCGGCAAAGCCAGTTTTCCCGGTCCACTTCGGTGACTACCCCTGTGCGGATCAGGTTGGTGATAAGGCGCATGATTTCTGTTAGTTGTGCGTTCATCTACTAAGGATGATGAATTATCGACTTCTACGGTAGATCAGGTACATTGTGCTATAAATGGCACAATGTATCTTCCAAGGATAAAATTTAAGATGATGGTTCTTGACGAACAAAAATATAACGAAATATTGAAAACAATGGAAAAACGAGCTAGCCGCTCTAAAATTACTACGCTCTTATTTTTATATATTTTATTAACTGCTGTACTCTGCATTCCTGCAACTTATATTTTTTATAAAGCAGAAAGTAATAAGCGTGACAATGCACTTGCCTCACTTAGATTGAGCTCTCAGCAAATAGAATCTGCTTTCGAAAAGTTCACCATCATGCAACAGTTAACTGATAAACTTGCACAAGCATCAGAAAACCTCAACGCTTCAAAAAATTCAAACCCGATAATCAAAAAAAATGAATCAGGTATTAATTCAACATACCTAAATACTAAAAGCACCTTTGAAAAAGCCATTGAAACCGCGGCACCTTATTTACTAATCTTATCTGGAATATTATTCACTGGATATATACTTCGGTTATTTATTGTGTTCATTAAATACAACATGCAAATGAGCAACGACTATGACAACCAGAGAATTGCATTCTTACTATCGCAAGGTGATACTGATGAGTTCGGCAAAATCATTCAAACATTACGTGAACACAATGTAAGTTTCGAAAAAACCCCCAATCTACTTCAAGAAAAAATCATCATAGAATTAATGAGTCTTTTACGCTCATCCAAAAATAAGAGCTAACTTATAAGCCATCGAACTAGGATATTCCTAGTTCGAGTTTCTACTTCATCATTCCCCCCTAACAAACGACGCTCTGCATAACGGACCTCAGGTCCTTTGCGACTGACGCGATCACGCAGGCCGTAGTGATGAACGCGGGCAATGCGCTGCACCTTGCCTTCAAACTGCACGCTGGCAGAGTCGGCGCTGGCGGCAGTTTTCAGGTATTTTGTGGTGCGCAGCTTCGCAAACATCTGACGTTTGATGCGCCCCTTTTTGCTGCGTGCTGTTACCCTGCGCGGCTCATAACTGCTGCCATCTGGATTGCGCTGCATCCTGATGTTCTGCTGCTGTGTCCGGCGCAGTTCCTGCGCCAGCTGGCGCATCATGCGGCTTCTTGCGGCTGGCTCCAGATTCGCCAATAATGCACTCAGCCAGTCGTCCACCTTCTGCAGTTCAGCCACGTTTCACCGTCCACATTTCTTCAGGTTCATCAGGTTCCGCTACCGCTTCAACGTTCGACACACTGCCGTCAGTGCTGACCAGCACACGCTCCGTCAGTTGCAGGTTAAGGCTGATATCACAGACATCGTTGCGCAGAATATCCACCTCAAAGGTGAATAGCTTTTCCCGTAACGCCGGGTTATTGATGGCATCGGGCTGGTTATCCCGCAACCACAGCAAAACCGGGGCCATCAGCAGATTCTGGTCGCCGCTGAAATCCTCAATCACCACGTTCAGGGTGTAGCGGTACTCCCATGACATGGAGCTGGCCCCCGTGGCAACCAGCGAACCGTTATCCACAAACAGATGCAGTTTGTCCGGGTTATTGCGGACATAAGGCACCGCTTTATTGAGGGCGTGGCGCAGGGATTGTGGTTTGTTCACTGTTTCGCTCCTGACAAGCAATAATCATATCCACTTTGTCTGCACAGACCGCCCAGGCGGCCTCCGTTTCATCCAGCAACGCGTTCAGATCACCGTTAGTGCGCGGCGTTGCCTGATCCAGCCGACACGGCGTCACTCGCGGACAACCACTGACGGTAAGCTGCACCTCCGGTGAGTGTCGGACGTTCCCGCAGCCGGATAATGTCAGCAGGCAAAGGAATATCAGCCCAGCGGCGTAAATCCTCGTTCTCACGTTTCAGTTCCTCGATCCGGTGTTGTCGTTGTCTCAGCAGCGCGCTGGTCTGTTCTGATTCGGCATAGAGCCGCGCCTGCTCCCGGTTGTTGGTTTCAGCCAGAATGGACAGACTGATCAACTGGCTATTTTTCTTCGTTAGTTCCTGCGCTTTACTTTCTAGCGCCGCGCGCTGCGTTTCGATGGTGTGGCTGGCGCTGTTAAGCCGCCACGACTGCCAGCCCAGCGCAACGAGTATCAGCGCCACCACTACTGCCAGCGCACGCGTCATAGTCCAGCTCCTTTAAGGCACCAGGCCATCTCCCGCGCACGGCGGTTATCCAGCCCCTGATTAAACACACCTTTTACATAAACCCAGCGCGGCAACTGTCGGCACGCATCCGCCCAGAGCCGCTGATTGAGCAATTTCACCAGCGTGGAGCTGCAGGCATTGCCCGTCCCCACGTTGAAGGCAAACGACACCGTAGCGTCATACACCTTCTGTGGTGGCTGTTGCTTCACACACCTTTCCAGTGCCCGCTCCACACGCAGCACGTTGGAGATCAGCCCTTCTGCTGCCTGTCGTTCCGTGATTGTTTTGCCGGGAATGACGCCCGATGTATTACCAATGCCGTCGGTCCAGACACCCGCGCTGCACTGATACGGCTGCAGACGACAGCCTTCGTAATCGGCAATCAGTTTCAGCCCCTCCACGGAGGTGTGAAGCTGCTGAAAACCCGGCAGCGTGGCAGCAATAGCCAGCACGGCCCCGACAAGGCAGCGTTTAACGATTGATGGATTCATAGTCCTCCCGCGAGATCTGCCCGTCGCGCAGAAGCTGGTAGGCTTTGTGTTTGTAGTACCAGTTGATAGCCAGCATCAGCACACCAATCATCAGGCCGCCCAGCGTTGAGGCATCCTTGATGGACAAATCGCCCAGCCAGGCCAGCACGACGGCGATGCAATACGTGATAAAGGCGCTGATTCGCTCAAGCGTCATAATTCAGTCCCATAGCTGGACGGTCTGCACGGTGGTGGTGGTCGGTATGTCCGGCAGCTCCACCTGCAGCCCGTGAGGTAAAAAGGGGCCGTATTCGGCAAGCCCCGGATTTGCCTTCAGTACCTGCTCCGTGACACCCTGCGTGCGCCCGTAATGACGCCAGCAAAGCGCGTCCACCGTGTCATACTGATACGCACGCACTTTCATCAGATAAGCTCCACTGTGCAGTGCGGCGCATCCTGCACCCGGCTGATGGCCCAGCGGGCGTCACGCCACAAATCACCGCTGGCTTCCGCCAGTTCTTCGCCTCGCTTCACACCGGATGCCGTGGCGTCATAGTCCTGGTATCGTTCGTTGAGCATGGCGCGTGCCCAGCAGTAAACCGCGTTGAAATAGTGCTGAATGCGCTCACTTTTCCCGTCCAGCTGTTCCGCCGGAACCTCTGCCAGCGAGGCATACCCCAGCATCTGCTGGCGTCTGCGAAACTCATACAGCTCTGCGTTGACCTCCGAAATTGCCGACAGGGCAACCTGCTTTAAACGCGGCTGCGTCACCGTGCCGTCAGTGCGCATGACACTGCGAAACTCCGACAGGTCCACATCAGGCCAGAACGGCGTATTTCTGATGATTTCCGCCTGTTCCGGTGCCTGTTCTGGCGCAACAAACTTCATGCTGCTTTCTCCTGAAATAGAGGGCGGTGGACGGGGTTTTGATGAGGCTGTGCCTTTCGCCACCCCGTGCCGCCCGTGCGCGGGGGCACGTTCTGTCAGCGGCTGTCATTGCGCAGTCTGCGCTCCAGCTGCTGTTTGTCTTTTTTCACGCCACAGCGGGGATCGAGCTGTAACGCATGGTTGAGATGATTAAGGGCGGACGCCGGATTGCTTTCACTCAGGACAGCGCCAATCGCTTTATGCAGACGCGCCCGTGACTGGTCCGGCATATCCAGACCGTCTGTCAGCTCCAGCGTCTGCAGCAACAGATCAGCATCAAAGCCGGTGGCGGCAAGCATTGCGCTCTGCGCGGCGTCTGCCATTTCCTCTGCCAGCACGGTCTGCACGTTGCGGTTACCCAGCGGCATCACCCAGCCATGACGCAGGGCATGACGCCCGATCTCCAGCGCTCCGGCATAATCTCCGGCATCAATGCGCCACAGCATCACGTACATCAGCACGTCATCCTGTTGAGCGCCTCCGGCAGCCAGGACACCCTCTGCCCAGGCGGCGTACTTCGGCAGCAGCTCCACCTTGATTTCCGCTTTTTTGACCGTGGACTGAACGCCCTTGAGACGGCGGCGGTCTTCCGCCAGTTGCAGCAGCATCAGGTCATAGCCCGATGCGTGGCGAACACTGCCGCCCTCGCGGGCGGCCTGTTCAGCCTGAACGCGCAGGCGATGCTGCCGTGCGGGACTCAGGCTCATGGATTACGCTCCTGTTTCGGCTGCGGCGGCGCTGAAATCACCAATCTGGATGTTTTCCACCAGTGCGGCGCAGCGGTAGTCCTCAACCACATAGGCTTCGTTAACGGATTCAAAGTTTTCAATCCGGTCACGTTTCGGGTTGTCGATAACTGAACGGCGGCGGGTGTCTTCCTGCCAGTAGATGGACAGGTTATCCAGACGGGTGATCAGCAGCGCATTCGGCGGGAAGAACGGCGCACGCACGGCCTGCAGGCCACCCATGCGTTTCTGACTGATGATCATATCGGCAGCCAGTTTTTCACTGTTTTCCTGCTCTTTGTTGACCAGCGGGAAATACTTGTCAGATAGCAGTTCACGACCGCAAATCACCACCAGATCGTCATCGTCCTGATAGACCACGTCGATAAGCTCGTTAACGGCATCCATCACCACGGCGTCCAGGTTGGCATATTCGCCACCTTTCCCGACTTTCACTGCACCCGGTGTGGTTTCACCGCCCGTGGTGGTGCTGCCCATGACGTGATCCGGTGCATCCTCACGGATTTTCTGCAGCCAGCCTTTATTCACATCCTGCAGTAGCGGGTTTTCGCTACGGTTGGAGGTTTTCGCACGCTTCACGCCGTTAAAGCCGATCATGATGCGGTCCAGTGCCTGACGTTTCACGATGGCGTCACGAATACGCACCTGGAAATCCTGAAACTTCGCCCACAGGTCCAGCTTCGCGTAGGTCAGCACCGTGTCAAAGTTGGTCTGCTCGCATTTGTATTCCACATCGACCATCAGCGTCGGATCGACAGGTTCACGCTCTTTCGCGGTGGTGTCAGTGGTTCCGGCAATGGTGCTGCCAACACCCAGCCCCAGCAGCTGACCGGACTGCTCAGTCACTGGCGTGACGTTAATCAGCGTCAGGAAAGCGGCGGACTGCTGGATCTGGTCTTCCAGCGTCTGCTGTACAGACGGCTCCACGGTGAACTTGCTGGACAGTTCTTCAACTGCCACACCGTTCAGACGCGCCAGCTGCTGCAGGTAAGCGTTAAAAGCAAAGCGGGTATTCTTCTTCATCAGGTTTTGTGCTCCATCAGCAATTGGTCAGAGTGTCAGCGGGGGCGTTACCGCCTGTTGCACGCTGGCGGTAGTCCTGGCGGCTGTCTTCATGGCTCAGCTTGTCCACCAGTTCGTTAAAAGCTGTCAGCTGTGCCTGCAGGGCTGTCTCCAGCTCAGACAGGCGTTCTTCCTGTTCAGACAGGGATTTTTCGGTGCGCGCACTCAGGTTTTGCTGCTCAGTGGCAACCAGCTCCACGGCCTTATGCACATCAGAGAACCGGGCATCATCGGACTGCTCTTTTTTGGTGAACAGCGCCGTGACACGGGCAAACAGGGATGGTTTTTCGTCCTGGACTTCTTCCAGTTCGATCACCGTTTCCTCTGCAGCGGTAAAAAGATTGGCGGGATTCTGCTTGCGGTTTGCCAGCGGGTTATGGGCTGCGCTGGCGCTGAATGTCAGCATTTCCGTACCCAGACTGGCTGGATCATCAGTGGCGGCCAGGCCAACCAGGTAGGCTTTGCCCGTATCAGCGAACTTCGGGCTGACTTCCATAGAGGTGAATAATTTCTGGCCTTTTTTCACCAGCTCCACCAGGGACTCCGTTGGCTCAACATCGGCATACAGCGCCATCTTGCCTGCCAGCGGACCTTCCGTGATTTCTTCAGCAAACAGCGCCGTCACCTTGCCGTAGCGGTTAAAGGTGCTGTCCGGCAGATAAGACTTGATGTGCTCAAGGTTAATCAGCGCGGTGTACACCGCCGGGTTGTAGCTGGCTGCCATCTGTTCCAGCCATTCACGCTGGATTTCGCGTCCGTCGGTGGTGGCACCTTCCACCCCGATGCGAAAACGCTTTGCTTTCACTGTCATGAGCCGTGCTCCGTTAGAAAAAACTTACTGGAGCCTTATGGTTGCGGTGATGGGGGCAGTGAAACAATGCGCGGTATTTGTACCGACAACCACACAAACCGCAGGCGGGGAAAGCCTTCATTCAAGGCTGTAGGTTTGTGCCATGAACACCACACTGACACCCGCAGATCTCGATCCCCGTCGGCAGGCCATGCTGCTGTACTTTCAGGGATACCGCGTAGCCCGCATTGCTGAAATGCTGGGCGAGAAAGTTGCAACCGTTCACAGCTGGAAGAAACGCGACAAGTGGGGTGACTATGGGCCACTGGATCAGATGCAGCTCACCACCGCCGCCCGCTACTGCCAGCTCATTATGAAGGAGCACAAAGAAGGGAAAGATTTCAAAGAGATTGACCTGCTGGCGCGCCAGTCAGAGCGCCACGCGCGGATCGGCAAGTTTAACAATGGCGGCAACGAAGCCGACTTAAACCCTAACGTCGCCAACCGCAACAAAGGCCCACGCCGTCAGCCGGAAAAGAATGTCTTCACCGATGAACAGATTGAGAAGCTGGAAGAAATCTTCCATTCCTCCATGTTCAACTACCAGCGCCACTGGTGGGAAGCCGGAAAAACCAACCGCATCCGCAACCTGCTGAAGTCTCGCCAGATCGGCGCGACCTTCTATTTTGCCCGTGAAGCCCTGATTGACGCCCTGCTTACCGGACGTAACCAGATTTTCCTTTCTGCCAGTAAAGCTCAGGCCCACGTCTTTAAACAATACATCATCGACTTCGCCAAAGAAGTCGAGGTGGAGCTAAAAGGCGATCCGATGGTGCTTCCTAACGGAGCCACGCTTTACTTCCTCGGCACCAATGCCCGCACGGCCCAGAGTTATCACGGCAACCTGTATCTGGATGAATATTTCTGGATACCGAAATTCCAGGAGCTGCGCAAAGTGGCTTCCGGGATGGCTATTCACAAGAAATGGCGACAAACCTATTTTTCCACGCCATCCAGCCTGACCCACAGTGCTTATCCGTTCTGGTCCGGTGCGCTGTTCAACCGTGGACGCAACAAAGCTGACAAGGTGGACATCGACCTGTCCCACAGCAATCTGGCCCCCGGCCTGCTGTGCGCAGACGGGCAATACCGCCAGATAGTCACCGTGGAAGATGCGGTGCGCGGCGGCTGTAACCTGTTCGACCTTGACCAGTTGCGCATGGAATACAGCCCGGACGAATACCAGAACCTGCTGATGTGTGAGTTCGTGGACGATCTCGCGTCCGTGTTCCCGCTCAGCGAGCTGCAGGCGTGCATGGTGGACAGTTGGGAAGTCTGGACCGACTTTCATGCTCTGGCCCTGCGCCCGTTTGGCTGGCGCGAAGTGTGGATCGGTTATGACCCGGCAAAAGGTACGCAGAACGGCGACAGCGCCGGATGCGTGGTGGTGGCACCGCCAGCCGTGCCAGGCGGTAAGTTTCGCATTCTTGAGCGTTACCAATGGCGCGGGATGGACTTCCGCGCCCAGGCTGACGCCATCAAAAAACTGACCGAACAGTACAACGTGACCTATATCGGTATCGACTCGACAGGTGTCGGTCACGGAGTTTACGAGAACGTGAAAGCGTTCTTTCCTGCCGTCCGGGAGTTTGTCTACAACCCCAACGTTAAAAATGCCCTGGTACTCAAGGCCTACGACATTATCAGCCACCGCCGTCTGGAGTTTGACGCCGGGCACACCGACATTGCGCAGTCATTCATGGCAATCCGTCGTGCCACCACCGCCAGTGGCAACCGCCCGACCTATGAAGCCAGCCGCAGCGAAGAAGCCAGCCACGCCGATCTGGCCTGGGCAACAATGCACGCACTGTTTAATGAACCGCTGCAGGGCGAGTCCGCCAATACCAGCAATATTGTGGAGATTTTTTGATGGGAAAGAGTAAGAAAAACCGCGCTGCGGCGACGAATCAGATCCAGCATAAAAACCAGACTTCAGCCGAAGCATTCAGCTTCGGTGATCCCGTTCCAGTACTTGACCGCCGCGAACTGCTGGACTATGTGGAATGTGTTCAGACAGATCGCTGGTATGAGCCTCCCGTCAGCTTTGACGGACTGGCGCGCACCTTCCGCGCTGCCGTGCATCACAGTTCCCCGATTGCAGTAAAGTGCAACATTCTGACCAGTACCTATATCCCTCATCCGCTGCTCAGCCAACAGGCTTTTTCGCGTTTTGTGCAGGACTATCTGGTATTTGGTAACGCCTACCTGGAGAAACGCACGAACCGATTCGGTGAAGTTATCGCCCTTGAGCCTGCGCTGGCAAAATACACCCGACGCGGGTTAGACCTGGATACCTACTGGTTTGTGCAATACGGTATGACAACCCAGCCGTATCAGTTCACGAAAGGCAGCATTTTTCATCTGATGGAACCGGACATCAACCAGGAGATCTACGGCCTGCCCGGCTATCTTTCTGCCATTCCATCCGCCCTGCTCAACGAATCCGCCACGCTGTTCCGCCGTAAGTATTACATCAACGGCAGCCATGCAGGCTTCATCATGTACATGACCGACGCCGCGCAGAATCAGGAGGATGTGAACAACCTCCGCAACGCGATGAAAAGCGCCAAAGGTCCAGGCAACTTCCGCAATCTGTTTATGTACTCGCCTAACGGCAAAAAGGACGGGCTTCAGATTATCCCGTTGTCAGAAGTCGCAGCGAAGGATGAGTTTCTGAATATCAAAAACGTGAGCCGTGATGACATGATGGCTGCGCACCGCGTACCGCCTCAGATGATGGGGATTATGCCAAATAATGTTGGGGGTTTTGGGGATGTGGAGAAGGCTAGTAAAGTATTTGTTCGAAATGAATTAATACCCCTTCAAAGAATAATTGAAGAGATTAACTATTGGTTGAATGATAAAGTCATCAATTTCACTAACTATAAGTTATAGTTTTTAAGTGGTTACCTCTAATAAAATTTAAAGGTAACCCTGTTTTTTAACTAAATCTAGTAGCTATTGTCGCTATTTGTAAGCCATGAGCTAAGGTTGTTTTATCAGCTTCTCGCCAATAAATATCTTGACCTACCGCGGAAATCGATTGTTGGGGAGGTACCGTAATAACGATGACCCCTAATCCATAAAAATCATTATAGTCTATCTTTGACAAAACATTACTTTTCAGTGGCTCTGATAACTCTGAATTTTGAATAGCATTGACCCACCGAGTTAAATACTCTTCATTAGTAATACCGAGCGCTCTAGCTTCTCTTGAAACACCTACAACGTTTTTTAAACCAACTCGTTTTGGTTCAATACGATCTAACTGTCTTACTCTCTCTGCATCATGGTCATCATCAGCAACACCAATGATAATTTTTCCGAGCGTCCCTTTCCCATTATTAGCTATTGCACATATAGTATTAATAATTCTGTGCACAACATCTTGATTCAATGTTCTCGAATTATTTAAGTTCAACATCCCCTGCTTTAACTCATAGTTAGCCAATTCCACTTCAGACCTTCTAATATAATTCTCTATGTCCATGCCGGTATGGTTTTCATAAATAGGTAGAGGTTCATCAGAAACCACAAAAGATACACCAATCAAACCTTTTACAGCATCGATATTTGCTCTTCGTTCATCAACGCTTCCTGCTCTTCGTCCTATATTAATTCTATCGACAATATTATTCATTCGGTTCCTTAGTTCAGAATAATTAGCCACTTTTTTATTTTCGCCGACAATCAACTCATAGAAAGATAAGAATAAAATCGAAAAAACAGATGGATATGCATTATTATTTGCATCGGGGAAAATCAACTCCCTTAATTTTATGAAAGTACCATTTTCACAGACTTTAATAATTTCATCGAGACAATACTTAAACTCTTCAATAAACTTAGTATCTCCATAAACCTCAAGCGCAGAGTTAAGCTGAATATATTCTGGACGAGATTGATCATAAATCCTATCAAGCGCAACCTTTGATCTTTCAATAGGCTCACCTAATATTACACAAGCAGCAATATCAGCTATACATTGCTCATCCATACTGTCTCTTAGATCAGTTGAACGCAAAACGCCATGTTTAACCCAGAATACATCATCAGCCTTAACTGAATACCCGTGCCTGGTTAAAGGCAAGTCGATACTAATGGATGGCATATCACGAAGGGGTAATATATCACTTGAAACATCACCTCGAATCGAACAGGAAATATTTCTAACCATTGTTGAAAAACTGTTTTCCACCCCTGACTGTCTTCTTTCTTGATCGCTAAGTCTGTGACCATACGAGTTAATTCTATCAAAAACATCATTGATCTCATTTTCAGTAGCATTTCGCATCACAGACAAAGCTAATGGATAATCAAGAAACGTTCCCACATCTCGTTGCGAAATTACTTCGGATTGTATGTCAGGCTCAAAAAAACCTTCATCTGCTCTTGTTTGAGCTGTTGGGAAAAATTGAAGATTGAATATTTTACCATCAATGGTCGTATAAGAAGTTTCTATAAACGACATAATGGCGTGGAGACGCTGTAAACCATCAATTATTTCATACGTACCAGGGGAACCTTCTCTTTCAGCAATAAGTATTGCTGGTACTGGATATTTTTTCAAAATCGAATCTACAAGCTTTTGCTTTTCAATTAATGTCCAAACTAATTTACGTTGATATCTCCTATTAACAAAGAGTCTGTTATCAATATACCAGTTATAAATAGATTGAATAGATGTTGGTTGTGACGCAAGTTCAGCCATATTTTCCTCTATACAGTAGCATATTTATTGATAGCTTATCTCTAACCACGACAGTGCGCAATCGTATCCCCGCCACGCCTGCCCGCTTTATGTAGTGGTTTTCATGCACCTGCATGATCTACGCAAAAGCCCGCCAGTTCTGGCGGGCCTTAGCAAAAACGATCCTCAAACGATCATGCGATCTCATGCGGCATAGACATGCACTACAGAGCTAACGCCTCGCAAGGGCTCGTTGTTCAACCTTGCTGACGCCAGAAGCAAGTTCAGACGCCAGCAACGTTTCTTAATGCAGCCAGCTGTCGTCTTCCCACACCTTCTGCATAATTTTCATCACTTGTTTTCTTTCTTCGTCCAGTTGCAGTCCGGTTAGTTCCACACCGTTAGAGCTACCTTTGCGAATGCGAATTACCGTTTTGGGATACAGGGGGCGCAGATTGCGGTAAAGCTCGGATTCAAGGGCGTCTAGGGTAGACTGGCTAATCTTCTGCTCTTTATCGATCATTATTTCAATGCGCATAAAAGTCACCTCAGCTGATGACATCCATTGAGCGGTTGTATTCGTGGGTTCTGATTTTTGCCATGAGTTCATCAGTCAATTCAGAAACCCACTGCAGAGCCAGCCCCTTCTCTTCATCACTACACTCACTAGCCGCTACAAGCTTAAGAAAAAAATCAATGCGCTGGAGCTTCAAAGACTCCAAAAAATAGTCCTGCATCTTTCCTCCTATGACACCACACGCAATACTGTATGTATAACCACTGTTTATATTTACAGTATATAATAATCTTACTGATGTAAAACGTTTTTTTACGTTCATCAGCCTGATATGCCTGGTATTATTAAGAGCACGAATTGTTAACCCGCGTAATTAATACAGGTTCCGCCACTGATCATCTTCCTGCAAACGCTGGTTCCGATAGAAGATACGCAGGCCTGCTCCTGACGGAATACTGCCTCCGCGAAGGAGTAAATCGACCTCTTTCTCGCTGCCATCAAATCCTCTGGACTTCAGCTCATACACGAGCTGCAGTCGCTGATGGTCTGTAATTCGCTGTTTGTAGTCTTTACGCCGTTTCGGTTTCACCAGGCGTAACCTTGCTGCCAGTTCCCGGCGCTCTTTTTTGCTCATACTGTGCAGGTAATCGTGCAACTCCTTGTCATCCATGCTGGTAATGTCCGTTCTGGGGTCCCCATCAGCTGATTTATCTTTCTCCTGTTGGTTCAAATTTTCAGCAAGGGGACAGTTATTGCCACGAGTCCAAGGGGCGCAAGCGCCCTGGTCGGCTACCGCCTCCTGAATGTCAACGGCTTTACGAACCATTTTCCACTTCACTGCATGAGTGCAGATCTTGCCCTCTGCAATGGGTGACCAGATGCCATAAATACGAATGCCGTGATCGCCATAGGCGGTCGGCTCTTCGTTAATTTCATAAGCAGTTCTGATGAGGTGATATTTGCGGGGAACCAGTACGCCACCCTGCTTCATGATGTAAGTGGCAAAACAACCAGCATCAGCAGCAGCCAGGATGGCATCAAGGCGCGGGTTATCCAGTACCGGCGCACCTGCTTTTTTGTCACCCTGTTGCCTTGCCGCCTGACCAGCCAGCAATCGCAGTTCACGGTAAGCCTGACGCCCCGGAATACCAAAGAAGCGGAATTGCTGAACACGATGCAGAGACGCCCAGGCATTAACGTATTCAGCGTTATCACGCAGGGATTTACCCGTTTCCTTGCTGATCTCGCCAGCCAGACCACGCCCGTCAATGTTCTTACTAATGTATTTCGCGATGTAGCTTGTCGGTGTTCCTTTGCGCGGGTTTATCAGCTCAGATTTAAAGCGTGGACCAGTGTTATTACCCAGTTCCTCGCGGTCTTCACGGATGGCAAACTTACACAACAATGCAGTAATGGCACGGCGGTCTTTTTTGCGCATGAAACACAACAGGTGCCAGTGAACCGTACCGTCATGATGCGGCTCAGCCACCCGCACGCCATACCAGCGCAACCCGGCTTTGTGCATCGCCTTACGAAATGCAGCAAACATGCCGACCAGATAATCGCTGCTTTGTCTTACCGTCGCATTTGTCCAGGTTGGGTTTGGTCTGCCGTTATTGAGCGTGGAATGGAAACGTGACGGACAGGTGATGGTGTAGAAAACGGCGCAGTCACCGCGCATTTCCGCGATAAGCTCCAGACCTTTAACACAGGCCATCATCTCATTGCGGCGATGTGCAGGGTTGCTGCTGCTGGCGTTTACCACGTCTTCCATATCCAGCGTGTCGCCGTCTTCGTTCACCAGTTCATGAGAACGAAAAAACTCCAGCGACTTACGGCGCTGCTCACGTTTATGCATCACGGCTTCATAGCTGACATAGGGAGATGCTTTTTTGCTGACCAGGCAGACAGCGCGCAACTGCTCTTCCCGCCATTCGCAACGCATCTTCCATAATTTCCGGTACCACCAGTCGGCGCACAACATACGCGCTAGCGAACCCGGAATGAGTTCATAGGGCACGGGTTTACGGCGGTTTCTTTTCCGGCGGAGTTGCTCAAACGCAGGTGGGATGACATCCAGTCGCAGGGTTTCTGCTGCCACCCTTTCCCATGTCTTGCGGATTTCTTCTGGCTTAACGTCATCGGTGGCATACAAATCGCCACAAGCTGCATCAAGGCACATGCTCATATGCGCAGCTACCAGGGTGGACAGGCGTTTCACCTGATCCTGACTCATTTCAGGCAGGATCAGCAGGCCGTCCAGCCCTTCATGGCTCGCCATAAAGCGAAAAGAAGTGGATAGCTGACTGTCGCGTATATGCTCCAGCCGTTCCAGACATGGCTTAATCGTCTCACGCAAATAGCGGGAATAAGCCTTTGGCCTGCCCAGGCTGCTGAAGTATTCAATACGTTGCATCAGCGGCTTGCTGATATGGGAAGGCTGGGCGTTGACGTCAGCCAGAATGACCATGTCTGGATTAAAACGCTGCTGCTCATGCGCCAGCTTTGCCCGGCTAATGAGCTTATCCTGCTCCATTTCGCGCTGGACAGGATCACGGGATTCATTAAAGAAATAACGCTCCCAGACCTGCTCACTCAGTGCCTCGCGGCGCAGTTGTTCCTGCTCGTTATCGGCAGCATACAGAGTGATCAGGTTTGAAAGTGCAGACTCCGGCGCAACTTCCGCCGGGTCCAGATAAGGGTTAATGGCCTTTTTCGGGCCGTTCCATGAAAATGATGCGGCGGCCTCGTTAAAGCCGCTAGAGTTGCTCATATCGTCATGACTCATACACGCACCTCGTACACAGCAGAACTATCTACGCCACGCGAAGGATCAAATCCCACCCAGCAGCGCGCCCCGGAAACAGCAATGATTTCTGTTGCAGATTTACTCTCGCCAGCCGACACGCCGATGCTGCGTTTTGCCTTGATGTAGTGGTGAGTGAAATTGCGATACAGCGAACGAATCAGGGATGTGTCACTGTTAGAAACAATGACCGGATGACCTTCAGATGATCGATGTTCAAGAACGGATGCCAGGTGATACTGGTCATCCTCAGTGAAGCCATCAGTGTGATAGCCGGAAAACGTACCGTAATAAGGCGGATCGCAATACACCACATCCCCCGCCTTCAACATCGCCAGCGTTTCATCAAAGCTGGCGCAGATAAACGTTGCTCGCTGGGCTTTTTCTGCAAATTTGCGAATTTCTTTTTCAGGGAAATACGGATTTTTATAATTCCCATAGGGAATGTTGAAATGCCCGCTCTTGTTATAGCGACATAACCCACGGTAACCATGACGATTGAGATACAGGAAATATACCGCTTTCATGAAATCAGTAATTTCAGTGGAGTAATTAAACTCCTGCCTTATGTTGTAATAAGCCACCTCCCTGTTTGCTTCCTCAAATAAAGCTCTGGCACGAGATATAAACGCCTCGCAATCAGCAGCAACCTTTTTATAGAGGTTGATTAAATCAGGATTAATATCCGCAACAAGATAGCTGGGGTAATCCGTCTCTATCATCACAGCACAAGAACCCGCGAAAGGTTCAACCAGTCGCGGGCCAGCAGGAAGGTATTTTTTCAGTTCTGGCATAATGGCGGTTTTATTACCCGCCCATTTCAGGATGGTGCTCATACAGCACCTCCGTTGTAATGTTTGCCTTTCAGCTCTGCGATTTCCTGACAGGTAATGCAAAGCTGCACACCCGGAATGGCACGGCGGCGTGCTGGCGGAATTGGCGCTTCACACTCAACGCAAAGCACGCGGGACACGCCCGGCGTTTTGGCACGGGCAGCACGGATATGGCGCTGGCGTTCTTCTTCAACGCGCTGCTGTACGAGATCCATTGCATCAGCCATTAGTGGATCTCCTGCGCTTCGTTCTGGATTGCTTCAGCAGTCACACGCAGCAGTTCTGCCGCTTCGACGTGGTTTAGCTGACGGGATGAGATATGACACGCCAGGCTATCAAGGCGAGCTGCCATTGCTTCAGCCCTTGCCCGGCGTTCTTCCAGACGAGCCTCTGTCAGTAAAATATTAAGCCCTGCGTCATCCGGTCCGGTTTTAGTCGTGAGGGTTTCAATATTACGCATAATCAATTCTCCTGAATTTAGATAAAGGGATGCCCGGCGGGTTTACGCCATTAATTTCATTAGTTGGTTAATTCGGCATGGTTAGCCGTCTGGGAAATAAGCTCACCACTGCACGAAAATGATTCATTGCTTTAATCAGCTCCCGCTTTTCGTCAGTGGTCAGCTCATTAATGCTGATGCTATGACGTTCAGCTGGAATTTTTGCCATAAAGAATATGGCAGCCAGTGCCCGTTTATTTTGTTCATTATTGATATCCCGTGGATCACGCATATCTTTAATAAACCGCTCAAGCTCTGACTCAATATTCAGGCCAAAAACTTTCGCCCTTAGCTCCGCAATGTGATTAAGTCCATTCAGGCGTTCACCGGGGCTTAATGGAACAGTCGCCGCAGCGCCATTAATTGCCATAATTCATATCCCCAAAACGCAACTATCGTTGTTTGTTATTACGGTAACGTTCAAGAGGAGATACATTTTTTCGTATCGTCTCTTTAACCTGCTCTCCCCGTAAAAACGTCCCATCTTTTAGCGTGAAAAAGTAACTGCCATCGCCCGACAACGACGGATAACAACAGAGCAAATCATCTTCAGGTACTGAATAACTCTCCCCTCTGTAACGAAACTGATAAACCACTTCACTTTCCGCTGCATACATTTTGACTTTCTCCGTTTCCTCGTGGTCAATTCAGACAGCAATTCATCTTGTGAATGACATGGATGCCAGCGTTTTCCATCCTCACCCATGATCCAGCCGTGACCGTAGTGCATTGCCGGGCTTTGCTTTACCAGCAGCGATGCAAATGATGGTTCTTTCGTCAGCATAAGTACCTCACAGCAAACCAAATGAAGCACCGAGGCCAGTCACGGTATCAACTGCACTCGCCATCGCAGGGTTAGCCTGTAAACGGGCCTGCAATGAAACAGCAGCCAACGCCATCAGTCGTGTTACAGAGTTAATGCTGCTGATAGCATCACGACGGCCTGCACTGGTTTTTACATCGCCAGATACCGCACCTGCAGCAACACGCCCGATCTCTGCGGTTGCACTCATGACGTAATGTGGCAGTTTCTCTTTTGCCACCTCATTAATCGGTACACATGGCAGGCAGTGAATCTGAGCCAGAAAACCATCTACTAGCGTTGAATCTTCAGTCAGATCGGTAAGCAACCAGATTTCTGGTGCGGTTAATAAATGAGGTTGAGCTGGGTTCAGCTTGTTCCGCAGAATCTGCACATTCATGCCTGCACGTTCTGCCAGTTGCACCAGGTTGTGGCGCAGTGCGAATGCACGACAGGCTTCATCAAAATGTGGATGTTTGGAAACTTGGTAATCAAACATAGTCAATGCCTCTGATGTATTTCAGAATCGAACTAATTAAGGTTTAGATTGCATTCTGAAAGCGCATCAACGGTCATGGCTGCTATGTTGATCATCACTTTTTCGCGTTTTTTATCTTTGCGCAAACGGTGACGGATAAGGCGTCCATCAGCCAACATGTCATTGATAGTATCGATGGACAGCCCTGTCAGCTCGCTATAGCGTTCAATAGTCACATGAGGCGTGGTAAGAGTGATTGAAATGTTAGGTCTCATGATGCAACATTCCTCGTTTAATGATGATTAATCAGGACGAATACGGATCGTTTGTATTTTGTGAACACCATAAACATACGATCGCACAGTGAAATCGTCAAGACAAAAGTTCACTTGGAGTGACCATGAATTTGGAGAAAGGCGGACGAGGCGCTATAGAGCGCATGGTAGAAGCTTATGGATTCAAGACTCGACAGGCGTTGTGCGATCATTTAGGAATCTCTAAAAGTACACTCGCCACACGCTACATGCGTGACTCATTCCCAGCAGAATGGGTAATCCAGTGCGCCCTTGAAACAGGCACTTCGCTTAATTGGCTCACAACCGGGCATGGTTCAAAGCAAACTTCAGGTAATACAAATACTATGGAAGTTGCTAAATATGTATTATCTGATGGGGCTTTGTGTGAAGACGGTTTTTATATTTTCGATAGAGAATTTCTACCGTCGGCATTCAAGAATCTTTTTGTAATCACAGATAATAATTCTGAATTTATTTGTGATAAGGAATTTGATGATATACGTGATGGTAAATGGGTAATAAGTATTGATGGCGAAATAACGATCCGTGACATTACTCGTTTACCCGGTGGAAGAATCTTCGTCGAGGGTGGAAACAGAGCCTTCGAATGTAAGATAGAAGACATTGAAATAATTGGTAAAATTATAAGTTTAACAGTCAAGTATGTTAAATAGTACCGGGAGGAAACTATGCTTGGTAAGGTATTTTTTGTGGTTTTATCATGTTCTTTGTTATTAAACCCACTAACTACCTATGCTAGAAATTATCCCTGCTCAGGGAAAAAGGGAGGTGTTTCTCACTGTACCTCAGATGGCAAATTCGTTTGCAATGATGGAACTATTAGTAAATCCAAAAAAATCTGTACTAAAAACTCACGATAACTTTTGCTTTTATATCTGCGTCTAAAATAAAAATGAGCCGCAGGTTAACCGCAAAAGTTACATGCTCACATAGCAAAAAGAATAGCCAACTTCATTATGGCTTCAGTGAGATGTATGGTCGTAGGATTTCATACATTGACACTGGTTATACATACAGTAAAAATGCTCTCTACTGGAGGGCATTTTTTATGGCAGTACGAAAACTCACCACAGGGAAATGGCTTTGCGAATGTTACCCCGCCGGACGAAGTGGGCGTCGTGTGTGTAAACAATTCGCCACCAAAGGCGAAGCTCTGGCTTTTGAGCGTCACACTATGGAAGAAACCGAATCAAAGCCATGGCTGGGCGAATCAGTGGATCGTCGAACCCTGAAAGACGTGGTTGAGCTATGGTTCAAACTACATGGTAAATCTCTGACTGCTGGGCAGCATGTCTATGACAAATTGCTGCTGATGGTTGGCGCTCTGGGCAATCCTCTTGCAACCGATCTCACCTCTAAAATGTTTGCCCACTATCGAGATAAACGCCTGACAGGCGAGATCTACTTCAGCGAGAAATGGAAGAAAGGAGCAAGCCCGGTCACCATTAACCTGGAGCAAAGCTATCTAAGTAGTGTTTTTAGCGAACTATCCCGCCTGGGCGAATGGTCGTATCCGAACCCACTGGAGAACATGCGAAAATTCACCATCGCAGAAAAAGAGATGGCATGGCTTACCCATGAGCAGATTGTTGAACTGCTGGCTGATTGCAAACGTCAGGACCCAATTCTGGCACTGGTAGTCAAGATATGCCTAAGCACAGGCGCACGCTGGCGAGAAGCAATAAATCTTACCCGCTCGCAAGTGACCAAATACCGAATTACCTTTGTAAGAACGAAGGGGAAGAAAAACAGAAGCATCCCTATCAGTAAAGAGCTTTACGAAGAGATCATGGCGCTTGATGGGTTCAATTTCTTTACAGACTGCTATTTTCAATTTTTATCCGTGATGGAAAAAACGTCTATCGTGCTCCCTCGCGGTCAACTGACACACGTTCTGCGCCATACGTTTGCGGCGCATTTCATGATGTCGGGTGGAAATATCCTTGCTTTGCAAAAAATCCTCGGACATCACGACATAAAAATGACTATGCGTTACGCACATCTGGCACCGGATCACCTGGAAACTGCATTACGGTTTAATCCGCTGGCAACACTACCAACATCAATAGGAATTTTTTGA